TCTCTTGAGTCACTTCCAGATTCCAGCGACCACGAGAAGTCTTGTACTGCTCCAGACGGCGAGTAACGGTCTGGTAGTTGAGAGAACGAGAGGCACAGAATCCCTTCAGGTCGCCAGAAGTAACTTCGGTTCCGTAGAGTTCTTTGATAGATTCAATCAGTTGAGCGTCATTCACAGCAGTTTTGCGAGGCATAATGTAGTTAGGTGTTTTGTGTAACTGAAGTTATTATACAAGAAAAAAGGGGGCGGTTGAGCGCCCCCTGTGACAGTTTCAAAATTGGACCTGCTGGTTTCGCAGTTTATTCAAATAATCTTCACTCGCAATATGCCCCTTATAACCTGGATAATACTTCTCCACAAGGGCAGGAATACCCATAGCAGTAATCGCGCTATCACACTTCACCCAAACTTCTTTGGCGTCGTGATCTACTACGTGTTCTAATCTCAATGTTTTAGTCTTCTTCATAAGTAAATGTTTTGTTCTTGACTTTTGTATCAAACTCACCAGTTCTTCCTGGTTTCATTTTACCAACTCCAACATTCTTTCCTTTACCAGGCCAGGATGTTTTTGAAGTTCCTTTGAGTGTTGCTTTACCACCACCCTTACGTTGAATCAATACAGAATCTTGGTCGTCTCTAGAAGAACCTTCAGGAGCATTACGCTTATGCTTGAGTCCTCTTTCAGTTCCAAGTTTCTCAATTGTTTTCTTGAACTTTCTCTTACCCTTTTTACCAGAAGAAATTATTTCAGATGTTTCACCCACTTTTCTTTCGTTTTCTGTTCCTGGATTTTCCGTATAACGTCCAGATACTCTAGTGGGTCCTGGAAGACCAGCACCTCTAATTCTTCTTCTGGTTCTTGCTGCCCTTTGTTTATTTTCTTCTTTAGATTTGTTCCCCCTTTGTCCAGAAAGAATCGCCATTCCACCCTTTTCGGACTTTCTCATTACACGAGTAAGAGAAGTCTCTTGGATGGAATAGCATTCTACCATAAATTCCTGAAAAGTCTTCATTATTGATAAGAAATCCTTTCAGGTATTTATTCAGGCGACCAGTTCAATAAACTCTCCAAGAATACGCTTGTTCATCTTTTTACTCTTGAGACTCTTCATAAAGGCAGTTTTGATTTGACTCTTGGTAGCATCTTCGGCAACAGCAAACTCGGTTTCTTGAGACAGAGCACTTGCGGAAAGACCGAAATAAACATTATACCCAGAATTCTTGATAGAAAATGCCTTTTCTTTCTTCCAATCGGACATTACTTTTTCATACTCGGATCCGTATTGACCACAATAGCGGCGAATAAAATACCCAGACTCACGAGATTCCATTACACGAATACCAATAAAATTAGTATTGGTGAAGTTATCACGGAGATTCTTCAGGAGAATATCAGTCATTTGATAATAATCACAATCTAAAGAATAAGTATTCCCAGTCTTACGGTCGCGGAGAAAGCAATCGGGGCCAAGGTGATTCGTTCCCAAGAAAGGTTCGGGTTCCCACTTGCGATTGAACTCTTTGTGATACTTGAGACCAGCACCTTCTCCATCAGTCAGAATTACACACTGAACCTTCTGAAGTTTGTTCTCCCGTTGGAACTTGGGAAGAATTTGATGAAGGGCGATCAGAGACTCATTCAGAGGAGTTCCAGAGAGACCCATACCCAGAGGAACATTATAAGAAGTATAAGAATGCCTGCCGAAAGCATAAGCAAGACGGAAGATGTTCTTCATCTGGGTTTCCAGAGTTTTATTATTCACCTTACTGGTGAGAATGTTCATCATAGAGAACCATTCCTGAATGTGAATTAGACCGTCTTTCCTTTGATAGGCAGGCAAGCGAAGGTTGGATTTACCATTCTCATCGTATTTGAGAATGGGATACTCATTCGTGAAGGCATAAACCTCAAACGGAATCGCAACTTTCTTACAGAACCAAACAAGGTTGAAGAGTTGCTTGACCGTATCCAGCATCACATCGCCCATAGAACCAGACCAATCCAGAACGAATACCAGACCGTGATTCTTGCCGTCAGCGAGAGTTGTGACCTTCTTGAAGAGGTCTTCGCTGAACTTGTAGTTATGAAGACGGGCACAATCCAGAACGCCTGTGCGGGCAGTTGAGGCACGGGCATAGGAGTCCGCTGCCTTACGGCACTCAAACTCTTTCACCAGATAACCTACTTCCTTTTGAGCAGAACGGCGGAATTCATTATACTTTTTATCCACTTCACCGAAAACGTGATCATACGTATATTCGGTCCTTTCAAGAAATTCGGTCCAAGTTTGCTTACACTTGTCGTGAAGTTCGTCATTAGGAACAATAACCTTGTCCAGTTCCAGTTTGGGAATCTCTACATAGACATTCTCATAACCATTCGTATTGACGAGTTTCTTAAGTGCTTCCTCAAGAGATTCCATCGTTTTCACTTCAGGTTCTTCGTTATGTTCTCCACCTAAAGGACCACTTTGGGGTTGTTGAGATTGTTGTTTCTGCTCACTACCATCATCAGACTCAGAACCATCGGCACCAGACTCTTCGGGTTGGTCGTTATCACCTTCTTCCTGATTCTCAAAATCATCAGGACCAGAATCTCCACCAGAACCACTGGTTGGATTCTCGTGAGAGTCCAGATTGACTTTGGTTTCTTCGTTTTGCTTTTCTTTACAATACTTATAGAGAACTTCAGCAGCATTCAGAACCTCAGGGAAGGTTTCAGCAGCACCGATCAAATCAACAATCTCACGTTCCTGTGAAGTGAAATCCAGTTTCAGGAAGTTGCCCACCTTGAAGTAAAGATTTGCTTTGTCGGCAAGATTGAAAGTATCCAGGTCTTCATCAGCAATAGAAAAGAAATCTTGATCGTTCAGTTCCTTATAACCGTTGTAGAAAGTCTTGGCAAGTCCAGGATAACGCCGCTTCATCAGTTTCTCAATACGTGAGTCTTCTACTATGTTTACGAATTGCGGAGGAACCTTATGATTCTCGGTCCAGTCCTCATCAGGAGTTTCCAGAGCGTGTCCTACCTCATGCCCCACCAGAAGGTCATAGACGGTGCTGCTGGCACGTTCCCACATCGGAAGAGTCAGCACACGAGTATGAACGTTGAACTGAGCGGTCTCTACCTTCTTATGCTCTACCACAAGGTCTTCGGTGGCAAGAAGTTTAGCAAGTTGGGACTTGATTGCGTGATTGACGGGCATAGGTTTGTTTTCTTATGAACCTATTATACAAAAAAAGAGGGTGGTGAAACCCTCTTGTGTGCCAGTTTGAAAAGTGGTCTTAGGCAGTTTTAGTATCAGTTTTATTTTGCCCTTTAACCATCAAATTTCCACCCATAATTTTATTAACTGTTCCGGGAGGTAAATCTTCTCCTCTACTATGTCTATTAATATATCCAGTAGGAGTTTTAGTTAATCCACGAGTGCCAGCGTCCCCAGATCTATTGGGTCCTTGAGTACCATAATTATTTAATACTTTTGGAAAATCCTCAACAATACTCTGTCTCCACTCTTCACTCATATTCGCCATAATTACAAGTGCTGCCTCATTTGTATCGGCATATCCTTCGGCAACTAGGTGCTCAAGGATAGAGTCAAAGAGATCATATTCTTCTTTATGTACTGAAGAAAAATCTCTGAATGAACTATTTCCTCTAGGTAATTCTGAAGGGCCATATCCATCTCTTTCATATCCTTTACGGTATTGAACAGGTTGTCCTCTTCCCGTTTTATTAGTTCTTCTTTTACCTTTAAGAGGTCCAGTAATATTTGGAGAATACCCAGTTCCTCCTTCTTTTCTTCTACGAAAAGAACCTGTGGCAGTGCTGCGTCTCATTGAATCAACAACTCTAGACCCAACTTGAGTTCCCGCAGATGCTCTTGCACCATCAGACATTCCAGCAGTATAAGATGCCATACGATTTTCATCAAGATTCTCCACTTCTTCCATATAAATCTCACACATATCATCCCAAGTATATTCACTCAGGTCATAACCTTCTTCTACAAGACCATTCACCCACGCCTCTACTTCTTCTCTAGTTACAGCAGCGGCAAATTTTACAGCACCTGAAGCACCTTTACCAACTTCTTTAGCAACTTCACCAACTTTACCAGCCGCTTTTTTAGCAACTTCCACAGTTCCGCGAACATTGCTCATAAATTTCTTTCTAGTTTCAATATCTTTCTGTGCTTTGTTTTTTGCCGCATCAAGTCCTCTATTGACAGCACCAGCAACACGATCTAATACACCTTTCTTCTTTGGTTGTTGCTTCTTCACAAAGGCAACGGCAGACTGTCTCTGTAAAGATGCCTTGAGTCCTGATGGTTTTGCTTCCGATGCTTCTGCTTCTGCTTCTCTTCTTGCTGCTTTCTGAGAACGAAGTCTCTCTAATGATTTACCAGTTGGTTTCCCACCTCTAAATGGTTTTCCTTTTGCTGTAACTGGTTCAACCTTGACACCACCTGCTCTTGCCTCTGTCAAATAGTACTCTTCGGCAATATCATATACAAACTCACCAAACTCTTCTACACCGAGTTCTTCAATCAAAATTTCAACACCTTCTTCATTCAACCCCATCTCATAGAAATATTGTGCTGCAATTTCTACTTCTTCAGTAAGTTCTTCTTGAGGGGTATAAATGGAAGCATAAGCTTCTTGTAAATCTACAATTTCTTGATCTCTCATTTTTTCGTAAATAGTTTCCTATCTTTTATTTAGTGTTCATCGTGATTCCATCAAGATGATCTACTTCGTGTTGAATAACTCTTGAAGTAAGACCAGAATAACTATTGATACAAGGCATTCCTTTGGTATTACGATACTTGACTTTGACGGTTTCAGGTCTTGTGATTTGCAAATATTCGCCAGGAATACTCAAGCATCCCTCTTCCATTTCACAACTTTGATCAGAAAACTCCAAAATCTCTGGATTGATCATTACGACTGGATTATCATCAATCAATACGACAATAATTCGTTTCAGTACTCCAACTTGATTTGCGGCAAGTCCAATACCTTTATTTTCAAGCATCGCACTTACCATAGAAGCACAAAGAGTTCTTACGGTATCATCTACGCGATCAACTCTTTTTGCTTTTTGAGTCAGGACTTTATCCCCCAGAGTTCTGATAGTAAGCATATGTATCTCTCGCTACTATACCATATATAGCGCACTAAAAGAAGAAGCGCCCCCTTGCGAGAGGCGCTTCTTGAGTGCTTGGCGACGTGCCTTTGCTTGTCGGAGTGCTTGCGGTTTGAGTTTCCGCTTCTGTTCTTTTTTGGAATGGTGATAGCGGTTGGGGACTTGCATTACTCTTGTGCTTGTGAGGACATCATACGGGAGAAACCCTTGACTTTTTCGAAACGGAGGACAGTTTCAAATTTGTCCTCAAGTCCTGTCTTATGAGAGATTACAAAGATATTAGCATCTTTAATCACATATTTGATAATCTTTAAGAATTCATCAGTTCCAAATCCATCAAGCGAACTATCAAAAACCTCATCCATAATCAGCAGATTGGTATTGACAGAGTTTTTAACTTTCGCAACTTCTCTCCAAGTAAAGAGTAAAGATAAATCCACTCTCATTTTCTCACCCTCAGAAAATGAGGCATAAGAAAAGTTTTCATGAATGGGAGATTTTATACTCTCATTAAACTCTTCATCCAGTTGAAAATTAATATAAAAGTCCATCATCTGTAGGTAACGATTCACCTGCTGATTTATGAACGGAAGATACTTCTTAATAATCTTCGTTTTTACACCATCATCCTTGAGTAAGGAGTAGGCAAAATCGTAATAAACGATTTCTTCTTTTTTCTTTGAAAGGTCTTCGAATGTTTGTTGGAGATTGTCTCTAAATTCTTCTAACTTCTCATGTTCAGAATTTCTGTTTTTAAGTTGTTCGGTAATAGTTTGAACTTCAGATTCAAGACCTCGTATTTGTCTCTGGTTGAGGGAAATCCGAGTATTGTTTTGAGAAATCTCATGGTTGAGTTTCGTAATCTCCTTAGATAGAACTGTGAATTGACGCTCTCTCTCTTGTTCTAACTTTATAGTCTCCTCAAGTTCTTGAAAACCTTTCTGGAGTTCCTTTGCTTTATTTTGAGCGTCTGCTATTCTATTTAACCGAAACTCTTCTTCTATGGTTTGAGTACAGGTGGGGCATACCGTATTTTCAGTAAAGAACTTATGCTCTTTGGTAATCGCTGATACTTTCTGAGAGATTTTACCTTTAAGATTGTTAAGCTTTACTAACTTATCGCCAGTTCCAATCACCTCTTCTTGTTCTTTAGTATATCCAAAAATCTGTTCTTCAATCTTGGCATTCTCAGTCATATAAATGCCAACTTCAGAATCTAAATTGGCAATCTTTTGTTGATTGGCATTGATGTTGGCATTTCCACGATTTTCAAGTTCCCCAATAAACTCCTCTTGCATCTTGATTTTGTCTTTGAGATTTCCCTTACGGGCATCTAAAGATTTAATTTGATCTTTTTGAACTCGGATCTTATCTTTAATGAGAGCATTCATTGCAGAGAAAATACGAATATCCAAAAGGTCTTCAATCACCTCACGACGATTTGCTGTCGTAAGCTGCATAAAAGGCACAAAGGTGCTACTACCCAAAATCACAATTTGAGTAAAAGACTTGTAATTAACTTTGAGAATATTCTCTTCTAGAATTTTTTGATTTGCTCTGTCGTCTGCTTCCTTATGAAGTTGAACACCATTCACTTCAATATCAAAAATATTGGGTTTAATTCCACGACGAACAAGATAGTCTCTACTATTCACAGAGAACTCAATTTCAACTACACAATCCTTCTCATTTACACTGTTGAGTAGTTGAGGTTTATTAATACGCCTAAACGGTTTGTTGAAAAGAACAAACGTAAGTGCATCCAGAACAGTTGATTTCCCTGCTCCGTTTGTTCCAATAATTAAATTTGTATGGTGTTTTTCAAAATCAATTTCAGTCCAACTATTTCCAGTTGAAAGAAAGTTTTTCCATTTAATCTTGTGAAATACTAACATTCTTAGGAGGAATTACAATATCGTCAGGAGTAATTACGGCATATCTATAATTATACATCTTACAAGTCTTTATGGCAAGCTCATCATCAACTTCCACTACATCCATTTCAGTTTCTTCTTGGTCTTCTAGCATTAAGGCATAACGGGTTGCGTCATCTTCATCCTCAAAAAGAAATAAGACTTTATGCCCGTATTGGTCTTGAACTGCGTATGCTCCGTCGTCCTTTCTGTCTTTAAGAGTGAGAAGAAACATTATTCTACTTCGCAAGCTTGTTGGTAGAGGTCTTGAAAAATTCCTTTAATAATTGTCTTATCAAACTCAAATTCTGATTCATCAATATAACGACTTAGGATTGAAAGTGTATTCTCTTCTTCATCAATTTCAAAATCTTCACTTTCTTGAATTTCAAAGTTCTCAATAATTTTGAGTTCTTGAATATTCGCATTATAAAGTTTATCAATAAATTTCTCAAAATCTTTGGGTTTTGATTTTTTACGAACAATCACCTTTACAATTTTGTTTTCGTATTCGGTTGTATCAAACAATTGATAAGGCGTGTCCTCATAGTAGATATTATAGAATAATTTATAAGGATTATTAATTGGAGTATGAGTAAGAGTTTCCGTATCAAAGATATGAAATCCTCTTGTATCATTTACATCTGTCCAATACATTTCATAAGGATTACCAAGATAGAAAATGCGTCCATTATCAGAACGAGTGTGGTAATGACCAGAAAATACCTTCTTGAACTTTGAAAAAATATCCGCATCCAGTCCATGATCCTCCATTACAAGATTACGATTAACACGAAAACCTTGAAGTTCTAAATGACCCATAGCAACTTTCGCTTTGGTCTTTTGAATTTGGTTCAAAGTTTCTTCATAGTTTTCACTACAAATCCAGGGAATCATCATAATATTCAATCCACCAACATTAATGGTTTGTGGAGAACTATAAGTCTTAATATTTGGATACGTTTGAAGAAGCAGACTGGGGGAATTAACGCTATTGGTATTCTTGTAGTAACAATCGTGATTACCAATAATCATATGAACCTCATACTTTTTCATAGGTTCAAATACAACTCTCTTTGCCCATTCAAGACTTTGATAGTCAATTGATTTACGGCTATCAAAAGCATCACCCATATGAATGACTGCCTCTACTCCGTGTTCTTTGAGAGCAGGGAAAAATACATTCTTGTAGAACAACTCAAAATGGTCATGAAGGTATTTGGAACCTTTTCTTGCCCCGTAATGTGTATCCGTAAGAATTGCTATCTTCATCGATTTCCGTTTCTGTACTGGATTGCGTCCTTCATACTATTATACTCCGAATTGTTTCCAGAAAGCAAGTTGTCATCTATCATCATAACCTCATCAAAACCAGTTCTTTCAATAATCTTGGTCTTAATATCTAATTGCTTTTTCTCCTTTTGAATTCTTCTCAAAAATGCGTAGTGAATAATTTGAGTAAAGTAGGCAAAAGGATTTGTAGATTTCTCTGGGTCAAAATTATGAATATACTGAACACAGTTTTCAATTCCATCGGAAATCATATCCTCACGGAACATATAATTCACAAAGTTCGGTTTGTATGATAGATGAGTTGCAATCTTTAAAAAACACTCTCCAAGATAGTTGGGAATAGGAGGCTTTCCTTCCCAATGTTTTGATCTATCTTGTCTTGTTGGATTTCTAGAATTTCTTTCAAAAAAATCTGCTTCAACTTTAGATCTATAAACAGTAAGTGCTTCTAATAATTCTTTATTATTTACATAGTGTTCAGTTTTCTTTTTAGGCATAGCATTGGACTCATCTATGATAACTTTTGTTTATTATAACACACAAATCAAGGGCTTGACAAGTTATCAAAATACGAATAGACTAGGTTTGTCTCCGTTGAAGATAAGTATTAGCTTTCTTTAAGATCTTTAAAGATTCTTTCAAGGCTCTTGCGAGCATCTTCTACTGAACCAACATATCCCATTTTTTGAGACGGTTTTACAGCACCTCCAGGTTTATAAACTTCAATTGAATCATCATCTTGAATATAACTTTCGTAGATATCAATTAAATTTTGATCTTTACTTTCAGTCATCGTAATAATTTTATCAAGTTTAATCATATAAAGATCATCCTCAGACATTTCAATCCAAGATTTTACCTTAAGGTACGTTCCTTGATGATTTTGATATGCTTTTATTGTGACTGGATTTTGAAGAATTACAATAGGATCCCCATCATTTTCATCAACCGTTATCAGAGAAAAAATCTCTTCACCTGATACTAACTTTAAAACGCAATAGAACTCTTCTCCCATTAGTCTTTTAGAGGTATATTTACAATATCATAATTAAAGTTTTCTTCATTATAAATTTTAATTCTTTCAATAAGGTGATTGAGTGTATAATTTTTTCTTGATTTGTAACTAATATCATCGGCAATATCATATAGAGTTGCCTTCACTTTATTTTCCCCTTTTCTGAGTACTCTTCCAATTGATTGGAGATTTCGTATTCTCGACTTGCTAGGGGAAGCAAATATAACATTATGCAGATTTCTGATATTGACACCAGTAGAAAAAGTGCCGTAGGAAGCAACGATGATTGCATTATTCTCTCTTTCAGTAATTTCTCTAACTAATTCTCTTTCTTCAGTATCCACTCCACCATGAACAAAAAATACGTGTCTATCATCAATTTTGCTATTATTTATGAGTTCGTAGAGTGGTTGCCCATGACCTTCTACTCTGGCAAAAAGAACAAGAGTATTGCCTTTTAAATCTAGAGCAAGATTTTTTATAAAGTTATTTCTTTTTTGATGATTGATAATATATTGAACTTCATCTTCAAAAGTGTCAAATCTGTTTGAGGGATGCTTGAGTAATAAGACTTTAATATCTAATTTGGCAAGATGACCTTTTTGCATCAGTTCATCTGTCTTGATAATTTTATATGATGGACCAAATAAACCCTCTAAAACCCATTTGTGAGTTTGAGATCCATCTAATGTTCCCGTGAATCCAAAACGGTATTTGGCATCACAAAGTTTAGTCATTATAGATATTAGTGACTTGGATTTAAACTGGTGTGCTTCGTCTCCAACGACAACATTAAATCTGGAAAAGTACTGCTTCGGAAGTTTGTAGATGGACTGCCAGGTAGTAATAATGACTTGGGAATCAGTTTCTCTTTCCTTTCCCGCATAGATTTTGTGACAGTATGAACCAACATCCCATCCATAATCTGCAAAATCTTTATACATTTGTTCTACAAGGGAAGTCGTTGGAACAACTACGAGAATATTTTGTTGCTTCTCAACGTAATATCTCACAAGAGAATATATCATTAGTGACTTTCCAGAAGCAGTTGGAGATATCAATAACTTGCGATTATGTCTTAAAGCGTCGTATACTCCCTCAATTTGGTAATCGCGTGGAGAATGCCTACTGATTGCCGTCATATAGTCCTTTACACCTTCCTTTGAGATGTTCTCATTTACCTCAAAAGGAAGACCATAAAACTTATTATCTCTAAACTCGTAGGTATAATTGTGGTCCTTACAGAACTGAATTACCCTATCTAAAAGACCAACATATATTTCTTTCGTATCCACATTAAACAGATAAATGAATCCATCCCACCACTTATTTTTGTAGGCGGGTGAGAACTTTGCGTTTGGAACTTCAAATTGAAAAGTATCTTTTAACTCATAGTAGATATGAGGTTCTGCCTCTATTTGCAGATAAACCTCATTCTTTTTTGATATCACCAAATGGCTCATATTCTATATCATTATGATACAAATATTTATTTCCAATAAAAAAGAGGCATTTCTGCCTCTGGATTCATTTTTTATTTTTTAATGCTTCTATTCTTCTTTGTGCTTTACTTCCCTTCCCTCTTGGTAAAGTATCTACCTGAGGCATTCCATGCCCTGCAACATTCTCTTTTCCAGTCTTCCAATTAACGCCACCTGCGTTATTAAATGCAGAACTAGAAAGCTTTCTTTTTTTAACTCCTGGACTTGTTCTACTATTTGCAATAGTATTTTTTGGAGCTCTACTTTTTTGTGGGTTTGGGTGGGAACCAAATCCTTGAGATGGATGTTCTTTTCCAATAAAAGATTTACCAGACAACCAATTTGCCTGTCTTTTTCTTTTTCCTTCCGCGCCATCAGTTGTTGTTTTTCGGGAAGCAATAGCAATAGCTCTTTCTTTTCTTTCACCAGTTAGTTCTTCACAAATATATAAAAACTCTTGAAATGTTTTCATTTATCTTTTTATTTTTATTTAGTTAAACCCTGCCGTGAACTTGTGCCACTCAATACTGTTCTTGATTTGGTAGTTTCTCTGAGAAATCATCTTAATCACTTCCTCCAGAAACTTAAGCATCACATCATAATACCGAATCTTCATATCAATTTTATTGAGTCTCTCATCAGCGTCCATATGCCTCTGTATGGCGTCTTTCTCTCTGACCTTATACGGGAAAGGTTCTTCCACATAAACCTCTGCTGGTGCCTTTCCTGTGTAGTAATTATAACGCTCTAATCTTACCTTGCTGTAAGTATCTCTTGCCTTCTCACGAAGCAAAGTAATCGTATTGTGGAGAGTATAATATTTAGAGTGTAGTTGAGGAATTTTTAAAGATTCATCGTGTAAGTTATCGGGATCTATGACAGAATCTCTCTGCCACATTTCCTGAATTTCATCAAGGTTCATGTGCTTGTGTCTATATTGTAGATAGTATACTTGAAAGTTACGTCTGCTGTAAAGTACTGAACGTCTGTTTGTGTAGCATCAAATTCAAGAGAAGACAAATATATTGGAAATAAGTCTTTAAATTTGACTGTCGCATTTGTTTTAAAATTACTATCTAAAATATAAAGAGTTCCGTCACTAAACGCCTTTTTAGGATCTAGTGGTTGTGTGACATCATTTTCATCTGTTAAAAGATCTCTATATTGCTGAGTTGTCTCTGGAAAACCAAGACCTGTCAACCAGTTATGAACTGCCATATAATTTTCCATATCTTCATCGACCATAAATCTTAAAGTTAAATCACCATACTGAAGTTTTCCCCCAGGAATGTCCAAGTCCTTAAGATAATTCGGTTGCTGAAGAACAGATAATGAAATTTCTGGAATTCTTGCGGAATTGCAGAAAAATGGGATCTTTGGTTCTTTTGCCAGAGTGAATTTAAATCCAACTGGTGAAAGAAAGTTTCGGTTTGTAATTTGATTTGGAAAATTGCAAGCCATAATTTTTAATATTTTCCGTACATTAGACCTTTACTTTGTGTTACTGGAAATGTTGGTGATGGAGTTGCAGTTGGATTCACTGGAACTAATGTGAATTTTCTATTAGGGGATGGTTTAGAACCTGGACCTATTTGACCAGACATCGCTTTATTTAAATTTTTTTGTGCTTCTGCATCCAATTGGATCGTATTTTTGGAAAGATCTTCTCGAAATTCCTGAAACGTTTTCATCGTTTTATTTTTATTTAGATAAAAAAAAGGGATCCCGAAGGATCCCCATAAGATATGTGAGAAAGACTCACATAAGGTTTGCAACTTTAACTCTTCTGTAGTATACGTTTGAGTTAGTTGAGATATTATCTCCCGCTGATGCGACAGTACCACCCTTAGCAAATGGATTCGCAACGACTCCATAACGAGTCTTGAATCCGATTTTTGGTTGGAAGGTATCCTGACCAACAGCACGTACCATCTGGAGAGGTACATATGGGCAGTAGAAGAGTCCAGCGTCATAAGGTGAAGAACCCTTATAACCGACAACATAGAACTGATTTGCAGCAACGTTTGCCGAATATGGGTCGATATAGACTCTATACTTACCTTGGAGAACACCAGCAAAAGTGTTTCCGGTATCATCAACGTTAAGGTTAGCGTTAAGAGCTGGGGTATAATCCAGAACTCCTGCCATCGTGAGTGCCGAAGCAACGTCAGCAGAGCAAAGGATCATATTACCCTTCCCTCTACGAGTTTGCTGAGCGATAGCGTTAGCGTCGCGTTCGATCTGGAAAATCAGACCTTTGAACTTCTCAACTGACCAACGACCGTTGGAGTCAACATCAAGGTCAAAAGTACCAGCGGTAGCAGTATTAACCTGAGCACCAGGAACTGCAACCTTATAAACTGTACGGATGATTTCTCTGTTGATTTCAGCGAGAATCTCTGTGCTAAGAATATTAGCAAGCTCAGCTTCTGCATTCAGACCGTGAATTGCCTTTAGGTCTTGTGCGAGTTCGAGCGAATACTCAGCTTTCAGTGCTCTTGACTTAGCAGTAACAGTAAGCTTTTCAATCGAGAATGCCATCTCGTTGAAAGCATTATTAGCCGCATCGTCTCCAAGTGCTTCAGCATTACCAGTGGTCATGCCTTCGCCAACGTTATAGGCATCATCGCCACTAACGTTATTTGCTTGGTTTGTTGGGCTGAGAACTGATGGATTGTTACCCTTTTGGTTAGTAGTACCTAAACCAACAGTTCCATCAATGTAACCAGCAGTAAGATTGCTCGTATTGTTCTGACCCGAGAATGCCGAATCTACTTCATTGTAGAACGCTTCAGTGCCACTTTGATTGCGATAACGTGAACGCATTGCAAAGATAAGTCCTGTAGGTCCGTTCATTGGTTGAACGCCACACAGATCATAAGCGATCAGATTAGGCATTGAACGTCTGATTAGTGAGATCAGAACGGGGTCGAAACCTGCGACTGGTGATCCAGTTGTGTTTGATGCACTTCCACCAAATCCACCGGTACCGGCAGAGTTGGTTGGGGAAGCTTCTGAAAGAAAAGAACGCTCTTCACGAAGCTCTCTTTCTTGGTTTTCTAGCAGGATAGCGGTTACAGATCTACGATGTGCATCTTTGATCGGATCCATTCCGGAATAATCCAGAATTGGTGCCCACTTCTCCTGCAAATGTTCCGAATTGTACATTTGCATTTGTTTTTACCTTTGTAAAAGTTTTAGTTTGACTTTATAATCTAAAAATCAATTTTTAGCGACTCTACTGAGTGTTTGGAGATATGCTTCCATAATTGGTGATACGGATTGCCCGCCATCATAGGAAACATCTTCAGACAAGTTTTCAGTTTCATCTCTTTGAGTACCAGTATTTGTTGGGAAATACGATTCCCTCAGAGTTACCAGTTTCTCACGATAGTTTGCTTCACTATCAAACTCAACATTTTCGGCAAGAGAAGCGAGTTTGTCTTTCTGAGAAAGTGCAAGACCCTCAGTGACATCTGCAAAAATTACATCAGCAACTGACTCTGCTAATCTTCTATTCAGAGCAACGTTTCTTTCGATTTGCTCGTTGAGTTTTTCTTCCATTTCATCAAGTTTATCTACCATACTCTCGATTACATTATACTTATCTTCAGGGATTGTTACATAATGATCTTCAAAAAGACTCTTCATTCCTTGGAGGAATGATTCGGTCATTTCAGTCTTAAGACCGTGCTCAACTGCGAGTGCATTTTCTTGCATCCACTCGTCAGCAACATACTCAAGGTATGCATCGAGTCTTTCGGTAAGACCTTCTTTAATAGCAATAACTTCTTCTACCAGTGCTTCTTCATAAGCAACTTGAAGATCTTCTTTGATTTCAGCAACCTTCGAACGGATTGCTGCCTCAAAGATGGTTCGTGCTTTCTCTTGGAATTCTTCAGAAAGCTCTTCACCAGCAAGGAGAGCATTGACATCTTCTTCAATGTCAAACTCTTCCTTCATTTCATCTTCACAAGAGGTTTCTTTTTTACCTTTCTTACCTTTCTCTTTGGGTTCCATTTCTTCTGGACCACCCTCATGATACTTTTCGGTTACTTCCTCGTCACCTTCTTCTAGTTCATCCTCATCTTCGACGAGTTCCTCATCCTCATCTTCAACCTCTTCTTTAGCCATTGTTGGCATAGGTTCAGCAGATGCTGCCTTAGCATTGACAACATCTCTTACCTGAGCAAGAGTAGCGCCAGGAGTTTTTAGCATATTTGAATCGTCATCTGGACGACTATTCTGTGGAGTAGGACCTCCCAAATCTTCCCAAGCACCAGTTTGTCCTGGAGTAATAGATCCAGTACCAGTTTGCATTGGCTCGGCAGGTGCAGCCCCTTTGGTTACTACGTTTTCCATTTCTTGTAAATTTCTACCAACGGACATTTGTTTTGATTTTGTTATAATCTATATTTATTTATAAATTAAAGATTTGCTAAGAAATCTTGGAACAATTGAACTTTATGTTCTTGAAGAGTTTTTTCATCAACTAAAGTATTTATTCTACGCTTAGCTGATTCTGCGAGTTTTTCACGAAGGATTCCTCCCTCCCAAACCCACTCCTTTCCTTCCATAATTCCAGAAACAAAAGCATCAGGTGCTGAAGGATCGGCAACGATATCTGCAGCAGTTGCAAGCATAAAATCTTCACCAACAATTTTATGACCTTCATTGGTTGTCTGAAGTGATCCAACACCACGAGAAGAAACACCGAGGCAAACACCAGAATCTAAAAGAGATTGGGCAATCTTACCCATAGGAGTTTCGAGAAGTTGTGCCTTACCTCTAAAATTGCTTCCATCTTGTTCGAGAGAAACAATCTTGTGAGAAACACGATCCAGATTTACAGTTGGACCATCTGGATGTCCAAGTTCCCCAAGAGCACGACCTTTGTTAATAAAGGCTTCAGTGTATCTCTTTACCTCACGGGAAAGAGTTTGCATTGGATACATTCTTCCATTACGATTACAAATATCACCTTGAAGGAAAATACCCTCAATAAACATACACTTTTTACCATTTACCTTTTCGGTAATAAATTCGACTTGTGAGACTTCTTCTGTGATGAGTTTCATTTTTTTATTCGGAAACTAGTTGGACTATTTCTGCGATGCTTACATTTGTTCCTGCACTATCTGCAAGTGCTGCTACTTTTACACTTCTAGAAACAGTTGAATTGGTAACTGTTATTATACCAACTATCGATGAAGTGTTAGCAGCAATTGTAATAGAAGAATCTGTCAATGCTGTGATTTCCCTATGTACTGTATTAATGCCAGATGGTTCCGCACCCTCAATAGTTACATAGTCACCGACAATAAATGGATTTCCTGCGTTTTCTAAAAATGTAACGACTGTTGTTGCTCCAGTCGTAATACCAGCAATTTTTTGTTTTGCAATCCTTTCTTTCAAAACTTCCGTTCCATATGGTGGGATATGAAAAGAATTGGTTGTTACAACTGGATTTGCACCAGTTTCTACATAAATCGCAGTTAAACCAGTAGAAACTCTGATATATCCTGCCTTTAATGCAATAGGATTACTAGTTGCAGCTGTAGAAACTGTTGGCGAAATTCTATTTACGTTTTGAACTATTTTTACAGCCATTATTCAGCATCCTCATTTTCTTCTACTTGCTCATCACCAAACATTACTGAAGCAATTTCTGGTCGAGCAGCATCTACTCGATCAGCAGCTTTTGCATATAACAATTCTTTAATCTTGTTGGAAACGTCCGAGGGTGTTCCATCAGTTGCAATCAAATCGATAAGTTCTTCCATAAAAATAAGTTTATATTTATAAGATTATTTATATTTTCCCACCTTTAGGTTCTGTGGGAATCTCGGGTGCTGCTGGTGCTGGTTGTTCCATTGGAACTTCCCCCATAGATGCTTGATTTTCAACTTCACCTTCTGGGGGCATTCCTTCTTGTGGAATCGGATTACCCATTTCATCTACAGGTGCATTTGGATCAGGTAAAATACCTTTTTCAATTTCATCATCAATCTGTGCATCAATTTCAATAATTTCCGAATCTGTTTGACGAAGAATCTTTTTGCGAACATATTCTGTTGAGAAATATTTGCCAAGATATGGTTCAATCTGTACCATTAATCCAAGTCTATTTGTCAATAGTTCTGCTTCCTTAAGTTCAGCAAAGTGATTATCATAAAGAAAATCATATTGAATATGATCTTCCATTTTTTCCCAATCTTCTGGAGTGACAATATTTTTCAGAAGAAGTTGAGTACGAAGAATATCATTAAACATTCTTGCGAATCTTTTTCTGAGACGACCTACGAACTTAGAAAACTTAAGTTCATCCCTTAGAATCTCCGAAGAACGACCGAGATTGAATCCATCTCCACCACCAGCAATTCTTGATTCGGGAACTCCGAGTGCCCTATAAAGTTTCTTTTGAAAATATTCAATATCAGAAAGTTCCCCAAGATTTTGACCGCCAGGAAGAGTTGTGATTTCAGTTCCTCTACCACCTTCTCTACGAGGTAACCAAAAATCCTCCATCATAGACATAAATTTACGATCATCTCTTACTTCTCCAGTATTCGCATCATAAACAAGTTTATTGCGATAGCGAGACATAACCTCTTTAAGGTATTGCTCTGCCTTTACCTTAGGAAGGTTTCCAACATCAATATAGAAAATACGACGTTCTGGTGCTCTGGATAGTCTATAGATTACAAGGCTATCCTCAATCATACGAAGTTGATTGAGAGCTTTAATTGCTTTGTGGAGATATGAAAGAACTGTTCCCTTATTTCTATCTACAAGACCTGAAGTGCAGTATGTAATCGCATCCTTTGCAATTTTAAGAGATCCTTTAGATGCTCCTCCACTCAAACCTCCCATAGATCCCATAGGATAATTGGGAGTTGGAGAGTAGATAAAATATTCTTCTACATCAGAATAACTTAGTTCGGAGTTGGTTAAATTTGCATTTGCAGTTAATCTGCTTACAACAGGATCACCATTTTTTCCTTTTGTTTTGACCTCTTGACGAACGTGCTTCATCTTCATTGGATCAATATACCTCAGTTCTTTAATTCCCTCCTGAGGTTTTTTCATATCAATGACTTTAAGATAATAAAGTCTCCCATCCACATACCAATTTCTAAAAATTTCGTGACACTTTCTATCAAAGTCCATCATTTCTTTGATCGACTTAAATTCGTTTCTGATTATTTCTTTTAATTTATCACTTGCATTTAAATTTGATAATTCAATTTCCACGGGAGAATCATATAAGTCACTTACAAGTGCCTCATTTACAACATCCTCAATCGCCCCATCACATTCTGGGTGTAGCGCCATTTCTCTATAGCGGCGCATTAAGTCAAATTCGGTTCTATAGACACCCTCAATATCTACATATTGACCATAAAACCCAGATTGGACAAAATAATCAACCCCGTCCTCATCTGTCTGGGGAACGGGGGAGACTATAGATTTGGATTTCTCTTCTGCATCCTCAATCGAAAAACCAAAAAGTTTCGCCATTTTATAAATTTAAACTGTTGTTATCTACTATTTAGTTAATATCCTCACCACCAGCTGCTGGTGAAGTACCTTTGATTGCTTCCCACCAATGAACTTGCATTTCTACAGTAAATTCTTCAATATTATCATTGTCATATCCTAAATTAATAGAACTGATTGCAGTTGGGAAAGTATCATAGAAATGATACGCTCTCAGAATACTTCCATCACGATTTAACTGATAGACAAAAGCATCTGCTTGATAAAGTGCTGGATCAGTCGTTCCAGTATTATCGGAAAGACGATTCATATAGTTACTCCACTTTTCAAAAGCTGATCGAATTGAAAAATCAGTATCATTGAGGATTGTAATTGTCCAAGATTCGAAGGATCTATCTCCAGCAACTTTCAGAGTTCTTCCTCTAAAAGCAACTTCCAATTGAGTTACATTTGATGCTGGAAGTGCTGCAGTTTTGACAAGAAATCTAGTCTTATCCAATGTTACTGCATCAACGCCAATTGCTGCTGGGAATGAAAGTTCAACTTCAAAGAGGTTAGATCTGGTGCCGCCACCCGACAATTTACTCTTGAAGTCTGTAATTTTCCTTAAAGGAATTGTATTGAGTTGGGTTCTGGTTGCCATTTTTTTAAAACCTCTGAGTTAATTAAAAGTTTCCAATTACTTCTTCAAAATCAACACCAGTCTTGGTGGCAATAAAGTTCAAACCAATAAAGTTAATTGATCTTGCTGGTTTGATGTAAATATCAGCAACGAATTCATTATTATCAATGACTGCAGCAGTATTATTAGTTTCATCACAAACAACGACATAATCAAAAATTCCCCTCTTCGCCTGAACATCACGGAGGAATGGTTCAATCGTATTTACAAAATTTGTTCTTGTAATTTCATCATTGAATTCGAAGAGAGCATCTTTTGCTGCTTGTGAAATCGCATCTTCAAGATATATGAAGAGGCGGCGAACATTAACACGATCAAAAGAAGATGCTTTCGCAAGACCAGTTCTATCACCAAATAGAACAATTCCTGCCCCTGGTGAGAAGATTACTGGATTAACTCTATTTGTATAAAGTCTATCTCTTTGCGATTTTGAAGGATTGTATGCAAGTTTAACTGCATTGAGAATTGCTCCCCTAGTTGTTCCTGCTGGCGAATACCACGGGAAATTGTTAATGTCATTTCTTGCACAAAGTCCAGCAATATCACCGTTTAGTGGAATATATCTAAATGTATCCGAGAATCTATCGTACATATACTTATATCCACTGTCAAATATTGCATAAGATGAGGATGCAATTGGAGCATAAAATGTTAATACATTATTAGTAATGTCTTCTGCAGATCTAACATTTACTTCAGTTTGAACTGCAGTATCGGTTAATGCAGCACCTCTGTATGGGGAAATAAGTGCGATAGCGTCTTTTCTCAATTCAGCAACGGAAATGAGTTTGTTTGCTAAAGATTGGGCAGTGGTGATATCATATGCAGCAGATCCCATCAGTAAGAAATCTACTTTAAAGTTTTCGGTATTTTCAAATAAATCATATCCATCGGAAAGTTCTCCTAAAGATGCTGTTAAAGATCCAGATGCTGTAATTGTAGAAATTCCCGAATAATCTTTTCCGCGACTTAAAGAATCTGTTGAAGATCCGTAAGCTCCAAATGTAATTCCATCAGCATCTTGATCCCAACCAGTATCAGTTTCTAAAGTGAATCCAGAACTATATCCAGTTGTTACAATACCTGTTGGAGCTCCAAGTCCAAAAATGTAACTTGAATTATTTACAAGATATTTTCTCCAATAAGATGGATTACCAACAGAAAATTCGGCATCTTTTGCTTTAGAAAGATTAAGATGCTTTTCTAAAATAGTTCCTGCATTTCCGGTGATCGATCCCAATCCATCAATTACAACTACATGAACTTCATCAAATCTAGAATTTCTCGCGCTGGCATAAGCAGAAGTTCCTGGTCTTGGTGCAAGATTATTCCAATTAATTGAGGTTGAGGTGGTTAATCCAACTGTTTGTTGATCAAACCAATCAAGTCTTGATATGTAAGTTGTAGATGCATAGGAAATTGCCTGTCCGTTTGTATGAATTGCAACTGAACCTGTGGTTGAAAAGGCGTATATTCCAGAAGATTGATAATCCACTTCAGTTTCTGTATTAGCTGCAGATACATGACTTAAAACCTTAACTTCAATTCTACTAGCACCAATACCCGTGATTATTCCCTTCAAATGTCCATCTAAAGTAGTTGTGGTTCCGGAACCAGGTAAAACTGAAGAAATTGCTTGAGTTACACCATAACCAACTAAAATATTAGTTGTATTAATTCCAGTTAAAATTTGATCTGCTTTAGAATCAATAATTGCAACTCTAACTCCATTAGACCAAGAACCAGGATTTCTTGCTGCTACTACAACACCAGTAAGAGTATTCTCATCATAACCCAAAGCATCATAATGCTCTAGACTATCAATTTTAACGCTTGATGCAGTACCAATAAAACCATTTCTTAAGTCACTATCATTTGCCCTTATAACTCTTAATGATCCACCATATGCAAGATAAGAAGAAGCAGTTAGCCAATGCTCATAGTGCTTATCTGTAGAATATGGTTGTCCGAAATTGTTAAGTAAATCATTTTCATTTTCAACTAACGTTGGAACATCAATAGGACCCTTAGCAAAGGGTGCTACTATAGCACCAGTTTTATTCGATGATGGTGTAGTTCTTCCAGTGGTTAAATCAATTTCCCTAACTACAATTCCAGGAGATGCTAAATTTAGCGGCATCTTTATTCTCCGTGATATCCAGAATTATCTAGAAATATTTATTAAAATACTTATCTTAAACGGGGAAACGCTGCATGAATATCTACCAATCAGGATAATACCAATCTGTACAATATCGTTTGGATTTTTTAGACTCTTTGATTCTTTTTATAGTACATTCTCTACACTCATATGAATACGATGATATTAGAGTATTATTCTTTCTTGTCTTATAAAATCCATCTATTAAATTTTTTTTAATTCCACAAACTCTACATTTTCTTTCTGTAAAAAGCAAGTGTTCTACTTCAAACTGTTCCCCCAAATCCATTAATGATATTCCCACATATATGAACGATCACCATATTCATCTGCATTCCATATCTCAGTGCTATCGAGTTTATTCTCATTAGTTGCAAACATCCAACGATCTCCAGTCTTTTCTTCAACTACGACACTCATATCTTCCAATCCATCAGAAATAAATCCGAATGGGGACATATCCTGATCTATTTGATTTTTTTGTTCTTCATAAATTCTTTTGCGAACATCATTATCAGTCATTTCTTTGAAATAATCTTGAGCGACTAACCAAGAAAAAATAACCAAACACATTGCTAAGTCATCATTACATCCCTCTTCTGCTTCAAATGAATTGTGTTTTTGTGAAAATGTTGTTAATTCCGAAATAATATCATAATCTACAGTTAATAACTTATCATCTTCCATTAATGTTTTTAAGTTGGAACATCCTAGTTTTTTAACTGCGGCAGTAGTCCTTACTCCAAGTTGCGACTTCTTACCACTAAATCCCGATCCAACAATTTGACCAGCACGACCTCTCATAGCACACATTAAAATATTATCATATTCCAAGTCAAAATGAAGAATATTTGCAACTTGATCCCCGATATCATTGACTTCAACTAACAACCAAGCATCATTGTATCCTCTGGCAACTTCATCAATAATACTTGGGAATAACATTGGTTTAATTTCATTATTTCTATATTTTCCGACAACTTTATATGGAAAATTACTTATATCAAATATAATAAATGCCGAATAATCATTTCCAAGACCACGAGCAACATCAACAGTTATTAAGTAGTTATGTTCTTCTTGAGGATTTTCATAGATGTCCAAACCAGCATTTCTCTTTATTGGATCTTCATAAACAAAATTTCTAAGTTTTGCTGGATTAATTAATGTGTTAATAGATCCTAAAAATTCACATTCAAACTCAACTTTAAATTGCTGCTCGCTAGTGTTAGCAATTGTTTGTTCTCTCCATTTTTCATCTCTTCCAGGAACTTCTGACCAATGGACATCAGTGGGAATATATTCATTTTTCTTACGTTCCGCATCATGCCACATACGGTAAAAGTGATTCATACCACGAGGAGTGGATACGATAATTACTTTTGTTGATTGTCCCGAAGAAATAGTAGGATAAACGGAAGCGAAGAAATCATCGGCAATATGATTTGGAATGAAAGCAAATTCGTCTAAAAATATAATATTATAAGATCCACCACGAACAGCAGATGCTGATGTAGAAGCGGCAATGATTTTAGATCCATTTTCAAGCTCTAAGCTACCTCTGTTCCACTGTAAGACACCTTGCTGCATCCATTTGGGTAAATTTTCATATGCTAGTTGTAGGCGCTGCAAAAGGTCTCTGGCTGTCGATGCTTTGTTTGCGAGAATAGCAATATTCACATTATCATTAAAGACCGCATAATGTAAAAGATAAGACACGCAAGTTGTTGATTTGCCAGTCTGACGAGGCATCTTGCAAATATTGAAACGGTTCTTATGAAACCTTGAAATTAATTTTTCTTGAAATGGATATAATTCAAACGGAACAAGACCGTGATCCAAAGAAACAATTTTAATATAATTTCTAGCAAAATATACCGGATCCTCTTTGCATTTAAAAAATTCTAGAATCTGTTCTTGAGACCATTGTATGGTAGTGTTTGCCTTTTTTAAATTGGGATTGGATAGATAGGCATCACCCTGTTTTAATTGAATATCTTGAATTGCCATATCAATAAATCTCTCTCCACCTCATAGAAACTCCAACATTAGTGCTAGCATCACCTATATTAGATACTCTAACTGAAAAAATTTCAGAGTCTGTAGAATCAAAATTTTGAGATAAGAAATTTTTCTTTGAAGTTGGCCCTGATTGGGCATCTGCAGTTGTTGCTGATGGTTTTTGTTGATTTTGACTTTCTCCTGCAGCATATCCACCCATAAAATCTTCAAAATACGCTGTACTAATTCCAGTTAGAGATTGATTATATTCGACAACAGATTCATCATTTTCAGAAACCCAAGTTCCTAATCCACTAAGAGCAACAGAACTTCGTAACTTCACAACCTCATATTTTATATTAGCACCATTTGTAAATACAGAAACATCTTCAAGTTTTACTGTTGCTCTATTTGGATATCCCTTGAATGAATTTTTAAGTCTAATTGCAAGAATAGGAACTGTAGTACCTATTCCAACAGTTCTAAGATTTGTTGTATGTGAATATTCTCTGCCTGCTTCTGTATATCCACCTTCACTCATCACGGTAGAACAAATTTGAATAAATGAACCACCAGCACCTACTTGTGCTCCAGTATTTCTAACCTCACATCTTACTGGAAGATTTGGATTAGACATATAAACGGTTGGAAGAACATTTGAATTATAAAATTCGTGAGCAATAACATTTAATCCATTAATACTGAATCCACAACGAACTCTACCTACACCCAACCACTCAAAGTCGGTCATGAATAATTGGGTTTTGGTGATGTCTAAATTAAATCTTGAGGGACCATTTCCGTCCAGAGTATCCTTATTCCATTGAGATTGTGGAACTCTTCTGTCTGAAGCAATCCCAGTTACATAAGACCTGATTACAAAACTCAAAGTTCCATCTGGTGCCTGCTCAAAGAAAATACCATCTCTATCATCAAAATATCCAGTCCTCTTATAAACGTTTTGCTGTGCTGCACCAAAATTAAATGTTGAATAAATTACCTGTGATTTGCCAGGCATATAATGATGATATCTCTTTGTCTGGTGAATACAGTATCCATTCGTGCTGATACCAGAACTTAAAATTGCTGCTGCCTGATTACCATCGAAACTTACAGATGCTCCAGTTCCCACCTTTACATCTATAAAGTCTGGGTCAATAGCATAAAGATGCTTATAATCTCCAAGAGTATATGGATTTGATGTTCTTAATCTTCCAAAAGCATCTCCAGAAAATCCTTGTCCAAGATCTTCATAAATTTCTCCATACTTATTAGCCCTCATATAAACCTCAAAGAGGGTTCTCTCTTGGTTTAAATAATCTTGTTCGTTCTTATTCCACTGTGCCATTTTGTATTACTCCTATTCAATCAGACCAAGAAAATTTTTCAGGTCTATATCTTTGCGAACTCTTAATAGTTATATCACTATTTGTTGATGGGTAAATGTTATGAACAATTGCTCCAGGATATTCTCCCTGAAGTTGCTCGGCAAGTTTAGTTTTATCCATCATTTGCCCACCAATTTCTAAACGATATATCTTTCCTTCCCAAACAACATCAGCGATAAAAGATTCGCTTGTAGTTTCTGGTTGGGGAGAATTCATATAAAGATTCCCATTGAAATCTCCGGCGATATTGATGCTTTCTGAAATAAATTGTTGAAATGATTTCATTACTTATCCTTTTCTCTTAAGTAATCTATCGCTGCTTGTAAATTATTTATGTTATCTTTAAAATTTCCCAATCCTCTATTACAGTGGTTACATAACATACCTCTAAATTTTCCTGTTCCATGATTATGATCCATTACCAAAGCATAAACTTTACCTAAATGTTTGTTATATCTTGAACCTGCAAGTTCATTACCACCACATATATCACATTTTTCTTGTTTTCTCAATTCTTTAACTTCATCATCTGAAAGTTGACCTCTAAACTTTCCCCTGTTTATTTCACTTCTATAAGATGCTCTACATTTTCTACACCAACTATCTAAACCATCTTTACATTTATTATGAGGTGGAAAATTTATAGTGTCTCTTGGTTTTTCTTTTTTACACCTAGTACAGATTTTTGTATTCATACCTTTTCATTACTCTATTATTTATGTAATGAAAAGGTATGAATTAACACTTCCATCTTCTTCTTGCTTTGCAAATTGGTTTATCTGGAGTTTTAGAGCAATCTATATTGTGCATATCTCTTTGACCTGCAGATCGTGAACAAAAATTCTTACGACGTTTTGCCCTTTTACCTTTTGGTTTTTTCTCAGTTACTGCAGTTTGAAGTTTTGACCCAGGATTTTCACGACGATAAGCATTTACTGCTGCTTGACTTAATCCATCTGTTTTATCTTGGCGATTCACTTTTTGCCAATCTTCAAATAATCCAAGATCTGCTCTCCAATTTGAAAGTTCTTCCTTTTTTACGCAACGATTATAAGTTTTTCCAAAAAGTTTTTGAGTTCCTGTTTTTTTATATCCAGTCCAACATTTTTTCGATTCTTCCACAACATCATGCTCTCCACTATCTATATAATCCGCTGCAGCATCAAGATAATCTGCTGCTTTTGTGATTTTTGACTGAACCCAAGCTTCAATATTACCCTCGCCTTTTAATTTTCCACGAAGTCTTCTTGCTGCAGAAATAATTGTAGAAAGTTCAGATCGGGCCATTGAATGCTCATGATCGTATTGTTTAGACTCTGGGAAATTTCCTGGATGTGGAGTATTTGGGTCATAATCTTTACCAAAAAGACTAGGTAAAGAGTACATATCCCAATATTTTGGACCATACTTACACTCACCGCGAGTCTCGTCTTTTTTACACTTAGGGCAAAATCTAATCATTTCCATAGCCTCTGATTTTGTACCCCAATTGTCAGCACCCACTTTTCTACACCTTACAAGTGCCCCCGAAGCATATGCACTTGGCCAGATTTTATATCTACTTTTTACTTTATGATAACAAGCATCCTTTTCACCCTTCTTTTCTTGAATGTATTCTTCTTGTGTCACGATTTTTGCAGCTCCTGATCTATTTGGATTTGGATCTTCTCTACGTTTTTTAGCAGATCTTTTATTTCTTTCTTTTTTACTCATATTTGCACGATCATCGGGATCACGACAAAATGGTTTTGTCGTTTGACCTGGTTGTTTTGCACATGGCTTACCATCATACTTTCCACCAGTTTGAACCCAACCACCATCATCAAACCACCTATCTAACCTGCCATTATAATCCTTTGCTTTAATTCCATCAGTTGCTTCTTTCACATCATTAAATTTTTTATGGTCTTTTTTAGCATCAGATTCCATTTTTTTCAGACGAGTATAATAATCTGGGATTTCATCAAGATGCTGCAGAGCAATATCAGTAGCAAGGTCTTTATCTTTTGTATGCTCATATTCAATAGGGATTCCCATTCCCAGTTGATTCTTTATAAAAGAAACTTCTAAACGATGTTTCTTTGCAATTTGCTCAACCGTTTTATGAGATTTTAATTTATGCACAATGATAAAAAAATTACTCCTTATTATTTAGAAAACCTTGCTTTAGTAATTTTGAAAGTTCTGTAGTTGAACCAATAAACACGGCGTTGTTGGTTACATTATTAGATGTTTTTGTAGATTCATCTTCAACATCTTTTAATTTCTTTTGGAGATCTATTAATTTATCAGTTACATCACCCACATTTTTTATAAGTTGTCCAGCAACTTCATATGCTCTTGGAGATGCAGAATCTCCGGCAAGTTCCATAATTCCATTAATCGCCTCCTGTCCCTTTTCAATCAATGAATATAGATTTGCTCTCGTATATTCGTAATCCTTTTTAATATCATCAGGTTTTAAAGGTGATACTGTTATATCTGTCGCAACCTTATCCACTTCTACAATACTACTCTCAATATTGAGGGATTGGTCCAACTTATCATAATTATTTTTCATAGAATTTAAATATCACTTTGTTGAGTTGGGCTATATTCCTTACTATCAAAGAATACTTCTCTAGTTTCATTGAATCCAAAATCATCTTCTGGTTCCGCATCAATTGGATCTGGGACAACAGTATATCTCATTTCTCTCTTTGCTGTTGTGGTATCAGAACTACTATAATAATCAACTTGAACTTTGCGAATAAGACCCTCAGTAGATTCTGCAATTGGTCCGAACATATAAGTTTTTGCGGTAAAATTAAAAGTATATATTAAAACTCTTCTTGTAGAGAAATCTCCTTCATAATCATCGGTAAATGATACATTATCTAAAACTATAGGAATATCTTTTTTTTCACCTATAGAATCAATTAAATCTACGGTTAAATTGAATGACGGTTGAAAGTATGGCAATATTTGTTCCACAACTTGCAAAGCATCATCTTGCAATTTAGACATTAAATTTAATTGAAATCCAATATTATATGGAACTGGCATATAAACTTTTTTTACATCACCATCACCACCACAAGATTTAAAAATTTGAGTAACGTTAGACTTCCTTGTGGGATCATACTGAATAGATGTCATTTCAAACGACAATCTGGGTAAAGTCATTGCAATTGGTTTATTTAATTCTGGTTGTTGTTCGATTCTTGCCAAAAACTTTTGAATAGGTCCATATGCTAAGGGAATTTTTATCTGACTAATACTATCTCCAGATGAATTTTTATGCCTTACATTGATATCATTAAACAACGTACCAAATGCAATTACTGTTTTTCTAATAATTTCGTGATAAAAATAAGTTCCTAACATTAGTAGTTGCCAAATGGATTTGATTGTGAAAAATCTATAATTTGATCCGCCTCATCCTGTATCACTTTGTTTTCTCCATATTTATCATAAAGATCCCATTCGTTTGCAATTGATACTGCATAAGTTGCAGAAGAAGATGACCCTACAATAATTTCTCCAGGATAAAATCCGGAGTTATTTTCACCAATATTTGCAAAGGATACTTTTAATACTTTGGTATCATAGTCCCATGATTTAACTCTTGCTTGAGTTCCTGAAGTGGAACCCGTAATAATTTCATTAAATATATAGGTTCCGAATCCACTTAAAGATGGTGGGTTTGCAATGGTAACTATTGGTGCTTGAGTATAACCCGCACCCGAATTGGAAATTCTAATTGCAGAAACCTCATTATTTGTTCCCAGAGAAGCAATCCCAACAGCCGTCTCTCCAGTTCCAACAGAACCTGTAATCGTTATTACTGGTTTAGTTTTATACCCACTACCAACATTTAACATACTAAATGAAATAATTCCATTATTAACTGTTTCTATAGAGCAAGTTGCTGCAGCACCAGATCCCCCACCCCCAGATATGGTAATAGTTGGTGCTACGGTATATCCAGATCCTGCGTTAATTAAAAGTATTTCTTTAACGGATCTAACTCCACCAAATGATGAGGTTATTGCAACTGCCGACGCATTTATCCCACCAGATGGTGCGGTGGATATAGAAACTGTTGGGTTCCCAGTATAAGCATAACCATCATTATTTAAATAAATTTTTCGTATATATCCCGTTCCAATTGTTGCAGATGCCGTTGCAGTTGATCCACTACCAATCAATGTTAATGTTGTAATATATCCTTCATCTTGAACTTGAGTATCAATTTCTTCGATACTGGTATCAATAACTTCATCTTCATACTCAAATAATTCACATTTCAATTCATAAACATATAATTTTCCCAATTGATAAAATGGTTGCTCGTGTTCAACAAATTTAACTTCAAATAATCTTTGCCCTAATGGAAAATAAACCAGATCGCCCTCCCTAGGGCGTGTCGATAATTCAATTTCATCATCATCATCTGTTTCTAAAAATGGAGAGATAAAATCTTCAAATCTCTCTCTTGAAATAAGTAAGCTTACCTCATCCTTTAAACTAACCCCAAATTTTGATAAAATATCTCCTTGTCCAGTATATCCATCGTAATTATTTACATATGCCTCTATTGCATAGTTATCATCAAACTTTGAAGATGATATTTCTTTTAAAACACTCTCTTTTCTTACGAATTTTCTTGGAATGTAAATAACTTCTACACCATAAATTTTAAGCTGCTCATTAATCAACTCTTGAATGAGTCTCTGCTCATTTGGTGATCCCTGTAAGAAGAACGGATTAAGTGCCATTATCCAATAAAATCGTAAGGTGGTAATTCATAATCCATTGACATTCTCTGTCTTAAACTTTCAAGTTCTCTTTCTGCATCATCGTACATTTCTCTACCGTTCAACTCAATTCCACCAGGAAGTTTTACTCCCCTAAATTTAATTAGATTTTGTCCCCACTGCCTCTTCATTAAGGAGGTTAGATATTTTTTCAAAAAACTATCATTATAAACTTTGGTAAAATCGTTTGGATCTAAAATTCTATAACAATCTATAACAATAAAAGTATCTTTATTTTGAGAATTCCAATCAATATCGAGATACATTCTATTTTGTCTTTTATTAAATCTAATTTGCTTATCTGTAGTTAAAAGAAAATCAATATCTTCTAGATAACTTTTAACCATAGCATATTGTAATAATTCAACTGAGTTAAAGTAATATAAGTCATTCAAGAATAATTGATATTTGATACTGAACATTCCACCAGAAATAGAACTAGTATCAAATTTAAATACTTTTTCAATTCCAATTACTGAATCAGGAACTTGAATAAAATTAGAATTTTCGTAAAAATTAAACGATGTAGTTCCTATACCAGAAATATTTGCCGTACCAGTCGTTGTTACAATACCTACACCGTTTGTTCCTTTCCCTCTTCCTCTATTTAAATCTTCTTCGGTAATTTTATACTTCAAATACATTCTTTCAACACCATCAAAGTGTCTTTCATGGAAATATTGTAAGGCATCATCTACTAAATCATCTATCTGCTCGTCGGCTAAATTAATTTCTAAGACTGGAGCGCCTAACCTTCTTAGGCAATAATCTATTAATTCTTGCCTACTACTTGGTTTTGACATTAATAAGTACCTCCATCTAAAACACTTGCCCAGGTAGGGATACCTGAAGAGTTAGTTGAAACTATATAGTTGGTTTCGGATATGGATGTTGAGGTTGTTCCAGTTGAAACTAACTTATCATTTTGATCAAAATATGCAATTCCATATGGTTCTCCAATTGGATAATATAAAAATTGACCAACTGTTAAAATGCCAGTAATGTTGCCATTGCGAGCAGTAAATTCATCAAATACTAAATCATCAGAAATATATAAATCGCCACCAACATAAAGGTCTCCACCAGTCGTTGTAATTCCACCATTTGCGGCAAGAGTAGAAATTCCTGCGACATAAAGAGTTCCTGACAATGAAGCATCATTGGCAGTAAAATCATCAAAAACTATATCATCCTGAACGTATAAATCTCCTCCGATATATACATCATTTCGAAAAGTTGCCAGACCAACAAAGGTAGATAAACCACTTACACTCAGTTGAGTTACTGAGGCAATTCCCCCAATTACATTTTCTGCAATTATTGCAGTTCCTCCAGCAGATCCTGAAACGCTGGATACAACTTTTATAGAGTTTTGTTGTCCAACTCTTACTTTTGTATTTTGTTGATCAAATTTAACTCTAATATCCGACATTATCGGGTAACTCCTTCTCTTACGAGAACCATTCCCTCAATAACTCTATTTTTAATTCCTTGAGAATCTGTGATAAGAATATCATATACATATCTTCCAGGTTTTAAATTTTGAGTTTCAGTAGATCCTAAACTGATAGCAATTTTCCCCAGAGTTTTGGGAACAATAATAGTAGAACCGAAAGATACTGCTGTAGAACTTCCTGCCCATTTTCTTATCTGGGCGTTAACATCATAATCTGTTAGATTTAATGCTGAATTATCGGAACCTTCTAAAGTAAAAGATTGAGTAAAATCGGAACCAGCATTAATAACTAAATTATTTACATATACTGATGCCATCTATTTTTTTTGAGATCTACTTCTTATTTATGTTTCAAAAACTCCAGAAGAACCCAAGGAATTAATTACCTCCTGCTGTTTTAAATATAATTTGCAGTAGAGTTTTGAAAAATTTTTTAGTTCTTCTAAATTCAATTCGTCTATAATACGAGAATGTTTCTCAAATTCAAACATCTTATCAATTGTATCAAGTTCTATATTATTTGGATTCATTTATCAACTCCTTCAATAAAGATTTAATTTCTTCTATATCAGACTTCATTTTTTCTATTTCATTTTTTTGAGTTTCTCTATTATGCAAACTATTAATATATTGATTATACGATTGATTGTCCCGATTTACTATAGCACCGGTGTTTTCATCACGATATAAATTAGGATGTCCCTTTACCCGTATCATCATTTAACTGCAATACTTCTTAAATCAGCAAATCGTGGAGGATTTGATTGATCAGTTCCAGACATTACAATTTTAATTGTATATCCAGTAAAGTCTCCAAGATTACTAGCAGTAAATTCATATTCAAGGAACTGATTTTCTAAACTTGCAGGAACAAATACATCAGGAAGACCACTATTTTGAGATGGATCAACAACGTCTAAATATCCATCTTGATTACTATCGATTGTTAAATTATTATAACCTGGAAATAGTTCAAATGCTTGTTCAATTTCACTGGAGTCTGGGCGTATTAAACTATAAAGAACTCTAAAGTCTGCAGAGGAAGGTCTGTAGGCAGATAAAAGAACTTTAAGAGACGATGCTGGTTGCTCTAATCTAATAGTATTGGATACATATACTGCAGAGTGGGGATCATCATTTATAGAATTAACTCTTCCATCGTTAATGTAATCGGAGATGGGATTATTTAAACTATTGCTCAATAAAACAACCGAAGAGTCTTTCCAGAAAACTAGCGGAGAAAGATTATTATCAGAAGTTGATAGATTTACCTTTAATATTAGTGATTTACTTCTATTTTGAAGTAAAGATCCATTTAGGTATGTAATTTCATTAACATTTGAGCAAATGATTCTTGTTGATGAGAGTTTATTTCTTGATCCAATTTCAACATTTTCATATCCTAAGTCCTGGAAAGAAATTTCATTGCCACCAGCACTTGTTCCGCTCACTGTTCTAACTTGTGTTGATATATCTGTTAGAGAACTAGGAACCACAGAAGAAATTTGTGGGATAATTGTATCATATTGTATATTTTGTGTAGCAGTAACTTGATTACCACCACCCGAATATTCGGAATTGAAACAAAGTTGTGGCGTGGAATCGGTATTATTGTCTGAACTTCTATCTACACCATTTACAGACCTATCAAATTCAAGATAATATTTATCAATGTCTCCTGAAATATTACTAATATTGTGAGTTGTATTTATTCTTCTCAAAGAAACTCCAGAAAGTTCATATTTATAAATTGGGGTATTAATTGAATGGTCTTGAATAGTTGTCGAATCAAATCCTCTAGTGCAAGAAATTAACTGATTATTTGAAGTTCCAACATACTTAATAATTTCATTACCAACTTTCACATATCCTGGATTATTGCTATCCACAAGATATCCTTCAAATGTTGTAAAGTTTGCTGTGGAAGCAAGACTAATACTCGTATCAGAAATATTAATTGGTGATATTAAGATTCCTGGTGCAATATTAGATTCTATATTATCTAATATTACTTTGTTGTTTGATGCGTGCATTCCGTGTTCAAACTGACTCACTTCTAGGACATTACCACCATAAATTCCACCGACAGGGACGGAAGACTTTATTAACGTAGAAGCTAGAGATACTGCGTTTCCAGAATTATCGTAATATACTAAAGATATGTTATCGGTAAAATCATTTCCCTGAACATTTGATAGATATAAAGTGTCTAGACCACTAATCGTTGATATAGTAATTATTGCATCTCTGCCGGTTGATGTAGAAACTGATGAGGTTACAATACCCACGATATCTCCAACAGCGTATCCATTTCCTGGATTTACTACAGTTGCAACTCCAACAGATCCGTTAGTCGCAGTAATGTTTAACGTAAGTCCCGATCCATTACCACTAATTGAATATGTTTGTACTGCGGATGTATTTGAATAATTAGATCCTCCACTTGTTAAACTTATTGAAGAAACGGAACTTCCCGTGCCAGTAATATAACCATACTTATACGAATCTGCCGCACCGGAACCAGAAATTTTTCTTCCAGTAGTTAATATTCCCAATAATCCACTATTTGTTACTGTGGTAATTCCAACAATTAATTTTCTTGGCAAAACTTTAACTGGGTTATTAGTTAATGTTGGAACATATCCATTACTTTCATTAAGAGATGGATTTTGGAACAAGATACTACCACTTGTTGATGTAAAGTTTGCCTTATAAAGTTTAAACTTCATATCTTGATAGTCATTTGGTGTCCATTCGGCACCATTTTGAGATTTATAGAGTCTTCCAACTGCAAACTGTTTGGTATAACGAACACTTTCCGCGTCTGGTAAAGTTGATGTATTCACAGTTTTTTGACCCATTTCTGCAATCCAAACCTCGTATTGGTCAGATTGTGGTGATAGGAGTGCTATTGCATATTGAAGTCCTGGAGAAAGATAAACTGGGTAATCAAATGTTACTTTTGTCGCTACTGTTGCATCTCGTGATGTGGTTATTTGATCTGGTCTTAATGTAACTTGTGCAAGTATTGTTTTTGTTGGTGTTCCCAACTCAACTGTTCTTACTTCTACAGTTAGAGGAGTATTTCCAGAATCTTTACTTGCAAAAAAGAGATCTACAGCAGTTAAGTATACACCATTGGTGTCATCATTTGCAATATTACCATTAACATCCTCAATATTTCCACCAACAGTAAATGATTGTGCCAAAGGATCTACAAATTGGAACCTAATATTTTGTGTAGTAATTGTTCTCTGCCTTTGTTCCCATCTACCAGTAGATCTGTAAATAGTCTCTCCAGAAGAAATTAATGCACTTCCAGGAAGAGGAGTTTCATTATTTTCACTCGATGTTAATTTATAAACTTTAGCACCTGTATTTACTCTAGTTGCTGGTGGTGGAATTGTATTTGGATCTCTTAGGAAAAATGATCCAAAAAGATCTCCATAATTATCGGAAACCAATCTTAAATCTTTAACATAAGCGATTGAACCACTAGTTGTACCAACCAACTTCATTCCAGGAATTAAATATCCAGAGTACAAACCTTGAGTTTGTTGGCATAAAGATTCAATATCTACATTCAAAATATTTGAAGAAGAACTATATGATGCTGGAATATTTTCATTTCTCTTGTAAGGATTGATATTATATGTTGTTGATGGTGAATTAAAAGGACCTTCTTTGTGATTTGAAGTTGCAACTCTAAATCTAATTAAAATTCTATCATTAAAAGAACCAACTACAGTTTCACCGACTTGAAACGCCCCAGAAGAACCATAATTTTGCAAATTGGAATCACTAGAAATTTCAATTAGTTTTGGAATAAAATCGACGCCACTTTCACCGTCTAAAAATTGATAAAATCTTGTTAATGGTCTAAGATTGGATGCATAGAATCCAGTATTTCTGGATCTCATAAACCTTTCTTCACCATCAAATACCTCTTCTTCTTCGTTAGTTATGACAGCACCTGTCAATCTACTAACCGTTCTTCTTCTGTTAAATAACCATCCCCATAAACCTCTTCTCCTTATTCTTATCTGAGTAAATACTGGTTGTGCATTATTATTATTAATCCACCTTTGTGCAGATCCCGGAGTAATCCTTAAAGTTGTACTTGTTGTAACTAAAATATCTTCAAGTCTAATACTTCTCACCCAGCTATCACTTTCTGGATTTAACTTTATAACTCCATTATAACTTACTACATTAAATGGATTGACATTTTCAACTCTTGTTGCCAGTGGTTGCTCAATCCACCCAACAGATTCATATTTTAAAGTGATTGCATCCCCAGTTTTTTGTACATTTGAATCATAAAGAGTAAAATTTTTATTTAAATCCAAATCCTCATTTGTAAATACTTCCGCAGACACTGGAAGTAAATTGATACTATTTCTTCCTACTGGTGCAGATAACTCCTCAGTATCTTCATCAATTTCTGCGGTTGTTAATAAATTATTCATTAAATCATAATTTTTAAAATCATCTACAAAAAATCCAGTTTTAAATCTATTAAATCCTTGTGCATCTTGAATTTGTAGTGTTTGAGTATTTAATTCTAAAAGAGACAAGGAAGTTACTCTTTCTAAATTCTTAACTCTATTATTAATAAGTCCAATATCTCTCATTGTATAACGTCTATTATCAACCAAAGATATAATCGCATCTCTTGGATTATAAAGATATGGTGGAAGATTTATTGTACATAATTCTATAACTTCGGATGGATTTGGTGGTGGTGTAGGTAATACAGATGGAGTTCCTTGCGAAACGATAAATTGACCTAACTTATTAAGATATAACTTATCAATTCTACCTAAGTAAAAATCATACGATACTAATGAACTTTCGTTTGGAGTTAAGATTACTTTCGGTTCATTAGTAAAAGATCGTGAAGAAAAATCAAATGGGGATGAACTTGACCCAGTAAAAACGGATACTCTTGGTCTAAAGTCGAGTGTATCTGATGCCCTGACATTGTTAATGCCAATAAATGGCACATCGGAATTAAATCTCTCAGATTCGTAGCTATTTACTGTAAATACATCACCGGTATCATTGGATGGTATTGAATAATAATCAAAGATTGCTAGAATTTTATTAGTTGGTTCAGATTCTCCTTTTTTTCTCACTAGTCTGGAATAATCATAATATTGATCTTTTTGAGCCTTATCAAGAATAAATTTATTTGTGATATTTTTATATCTTCCGGCAGTAAATAGATCAATAGTAGTATCTATATTTGATTCTTCGAAATAAACATTTTCATTTGCGAAAAACTTATTGTTGTTTAGATAAACAACTCCCAATGTATTTGAAGATGGTTTTGAAACAATTCTAGCGACTGCTTTACTCTGCTTTCCTCTAATATTTTCCCCAATAATTGCATTAGTATCAACATTAACTGTTGAACTAAATGTAAGTGTATCCAAAACAGGATTAGAAGTATCTAATGACTCATATACAGCAATAATTTTAGCAACATCTGGATATCTTAAACAAATTTCTTCATCCTGAACTCTCAAACCATAATAAGAATTGTATGTTAATCCATCATTAATCGATGTGTTAATTCCAGTTCCTGATTGAACATTTTTTGAAAGATCAATGCTTAATGATTGACTTCTGTTAAACTTTTTAACTTTATTTTGAATACCATTTTTGACAAATGTAGCATTAATTACACTAATATTTTTATTTTGAATGTTATTGAATGTCAATTGATTATTGAATAGAACTACCTTATCGGAAGATAGTGGTTCAATAGTACCATCTGCATAATGAATTGAATATCTCTCTTCATCATATGGTTCAAATTGAGATATTGAAGTGCTTACTCCAAGAGTGAAGTTTGATGGGGATAATACTAAAGATCCTCCAGAAGGTGTTAAAGTTCCTGCCGATTGTGCAGTAAAAACTAAATTAGAATTTGTTAAGTTAGTTGATGAGATATTTGTATTTGGCAATTCGGCGTATAAAAATCCACTTTGTTGATTTCTGATTCTAGGAGATCCAACGGAAAAAGTTACTGTTGTTTGTGATACTGGCAAAGACCCATCACAAATTCCACTAACAGTAGATATTCCAGATAAAGTTATTGTAGTTTTATCGGAAGAAATTGTTGCAACTCTATTGTATGTTTCTGTATTAAAACCAACTCGCTGATATCTGATAATAGCACCACTTGATATTCCTGTAAAAATTTTACCAGAGGAAGATACATTTCCATTAGATTCAATTGTAATAGTATCTGTGGGTGAAAATCCCGTAGGTATTATTTTATCTAATTGAGTATCTGCCAAAAATGCAGTTGAAAATCCAGAAACTGACGTTGATTGATATACAGATTTAATATCTTGAGATGAATATGTGGTAATATTCTTGATAGATCTAGGATATGTCTCCACACCATTAATCAAAATCTGCTCATTTACAATAAATGTTCCAGAAGTTTGTCTTATAAAAAGTCTATCCGAACCTGACCCTGCGGCAGTTGCATATCCAGATGCTCCACTGCTTTTACCTTTGATAAATGAGGAGAGTGGTAATTCAGATCCCGAAAGGCTTTTATTTAATTGAATTTCTGTATAAGTTTGAATATCAAATAAATAAAGATCCCAATTCGTAGAGTTTCCAGAATATGCAGAATCTGTAACTGAAAAAGTATAAATTCTTGCATCTCCAATTTTAGTTCCTGAAGGAGTTGTTGTTGAAGATTTTCTATAGTTGTATAAATCAACTGTCTGTTTTTGTAAAGGAGCTCCTGATACATTATTAATTCTAATCAAATTTCCCATTTCAAATGGAATATTGATATTTGTTCTAGACTCAGTAGTTCTAGGCTTTGCAACATCTAAAATTTCAACTCCAGTTTTTTCAATATCATACCCTCTCACATATGCTTTTCCGGGAGATAACTTAATACACATTAAGTTATCTGAAGGTGTATTACCTTGATCTGTTTTTTCATTTGAAAAATATATACCATCATTCCCTAAAGCATCGTTTAGCGAATTGTGTATAGAAAATTGAAATGGATCAACTACATAATCTCCGGATTCATCATAAGTTCTTTGCGCCAAATAATCTTTAATTAAAGAATAGCTAGATTTTACATCTATTTTTTTAATTGCTCCTTCCCTAACTCTCAATAATTCAACAAAATCAGTATCATTTACATCTTCAATAAGTTTTTTCGTTAATACTAAGGATATTTGAAATCTATCGGCTCCAGGTGCAGCAAAATTTGTAAATCCTTTTGCATTATCATACAGACTAGAATCATCTTTTGGGGTAATTATCTTCTCATCTATTCGCAATCCAACTCTATATGAAGGTGAATTTGTATAATAATCTAAAATAATTGTCTGCTTCTCAACTTTAACAAAAGATCCCCTAATAAAATATATTCCCTCCCCAATTGAAGCCGCTGATCCAATCGCAGTTGAATTTGTGGAAATAGTTGTTGCAAATGGTGTTCCTGATGTTATTGTTCCAATAATCTCACTGGCATATAATTGCTCATTATCTTGAAATTGATTTACTTGAAAATTAACATCAGAATCTAAATATTTAACGTAAATAGTTGGATATTCAATCTCAGAATTTGGTAGTTGGACAAATTGAATAGTTGCAGTTACTCCAGATATTTGTCCTGTAATTTTTTTACCTACAAATTCCGACAAATACGATGATATTTCAACATTATACTGCTGTGGATTCAATTTAACAGAATAAAATTGATTATCATAAACAATATTACCGGGAATTACTACAGACCCTTCTTTGAATATATGACTTCCAAATGTTTCTACTTGATTTTGTAATATTGACTGTAAAGTATTTAATTCTCTTGCCTGAATTGGTTTTCCAGGGTTGAATAAAACTTTATAGTAATTTTTATCCCTAGCACCTTGATCCTTTTCCAAGAAGTCATCAAAGTATGGGCTTACATTAAGATTCGTTTTTTGGGCCATCTGTTAAAATTCCAGAATAATTTTAATGTCTTCTTTTTGCCTAGAATTCCTAGTAACTGTAGATCTATTATCAATATAGATTATGTCTCCAGACTTATTATTTATCTCTGGATTTGCGAGACCATTTTCAAATATTACACCTAAGTTTATAACCTTATTAGAAATAGTTGTAGTGATTCCAGAATAACTCATAATATTTGCAGAAAAACCACCAACAGTTGTGACTTGTTGGGGTGGATCTTCTCCAGGAACATTTGGTTCGAAATTTAAAATACTATTTGTTGATGATGAGAAGAATGAAGAAATTCCTGGAAAATCTTGATAGGTAGATCCACCACCACCTCCAAAATATAAAGATCTGTCCCTATAATACTTTAAAATACTTGTCTCACTGTCATAAGAAACAACGTATCCATATGCAACTCCACCAGTTACATTTTGTTTTATTATATCACCGATAGAAACTGATCCGGAAATATCCTTCAATCTCATTGAATAAACGCCAGAAAATTCATTGTCAGTATATGTTGCTGTGCTAACGCCAGTTGCATCATACGTGAATGGATTTTTTAAAATACCAATTTGTGCAAAACTAGAGTCGATTGGAAAATCTTTAGTTGAATCATCAAATCTGACATAAACTAAAACTTTATCTGCACCCAATTCCTCATAAATATCAAATCCATGTCCCTTTGATGGTGGAATAATTGGAATTAACTCAGCATAAGTTCCTGGATTTGTAGTTGTCCCCAAATCAATTAATGCATAAGTATAATTCTTACCTCCACTAGTAACAACTACATCTGAAATTTTAGTATCTGCACCTACAGTAATTGATGTAGTTCCCCCAGAACCATCTCCAACTAAATTACATGATTTAGTTCCAGTAGCATATCCTAATCCTTGATTTTCTATATAAACTTTTTTAATTTGATTATCGTTTAAGGTTGAATCACCATTTTCTCTAACTGACTGAATTTGAGAATCTGTAGATGTTTGCCAATTATTTGGAACAGTAATATATTCAGTAGAGTCAAATTTAATTACATCACTTGGAACCATTGAATACAAATATTTCCAAGTATATCCATCATCTAAAGTTACTGGTTCTAAATCTGTAAAATTTGGTTCTACCTGAGAAACATTACCAGTTCTATTTGTTACGGACGAACCGTTATCTATACAGATATAAACTCTATAATCTGAATTAATTACATAATAATTTGCATCATATAATCTTAAAGCTCCTGTCGACGGTGCAGAATTTATGCCACTATAATCTGGTCGATACATTTCATAAATTTGACCAGAAATCCAATCAATTCTTCTAACTACTCTTCTAAGATTTGCACTGGTTATTTTTTTACCAAACAACACTGTGCTTTCATAATGATTTAAATAATCAATATTATCTGTCGGGTTTGGTGTAGTTATATTCCATTGAGAATCTCTTCCAAAACCAGAAGTTGTAGGATTGGATAACCCAACAAATACATAAAAAGAATTTGAACTGTCCTCAACAGAATCTACAAAACTAGATGCATTAAGTATTCTAAACTTATCAGTTACAATTGCTGGCATTTGAACTTGTTTTTTCTATATTTATATTGGAATTCATATTTCTTTATTTTATAATAGGTCCCACACTTCTTAGTCCGTATCCTCTTCGTTGCATTATCGGGAATGTAGAAAGACCACTATCAACAGTAAATCCAGAAATACCTATTGAAATTGGGGAAGAGGATCTATTAAATCCAGAAATTTTACCCCAAGAAAACTTTCCTACAACACCAGTAGTTGCAATTCCGACAATAGAAGATCCTGAGTGTATATTGCAAGTTACTACTCCAGTAGATGGGTTAATTCCACTAATAATATAGATATTATCTAAACAAGTTGTTCCGATTCCAACAATATCTAGATTATTACTCAAAATTGTTGTTACACCATTACCTACTTTAGTATTAAAGACATAAAGGGGATAACCTGTGGAAAGACCTGTCAAATTTATAGTAAAATTAATCGCTAACGCAGTTCCCACACCAACTGTAGTTCCAATGCCAACGATAGTTCCAATTGTTCCTGCAATTCCTGTTATATTTGTTATATTTTCATAAATTGGACTTGGTAAAGGAACTAGAACTTGGGGAGGATTGTTTGTAGTATATCCAAGTCCAGGATTTGTTATTGTAGTAGATGAAAGTGATCCATTCACAATGGAGATAGATGCGGTAGCAACTGTTCCAATTCCTGCACCTATTTTGGGTGGAGAAGAAATATTAACATTTATTGAAGAACCTGTATATCCACTACCAATATTAGTAATTACTAAAGATTGAACAGTTCCTGCAGCAGAAACTACGGCAGTTACTGCTGCTGAAACTGGATCATCAGCACCAGATACAATTAAAGCATCAAAATCAATTTCTCCAGGCAAAACATTTTCATAGTTGAATAGTGATATAGAATCAACAAAAATTTCATCGTCATTTTCATCAAACGTTTTTATTATTTTTGCCGTAGGATAAATTTGAGTTTCTATTGAATCACGAGATTTGGAGACTAAATTGCCATTAATAAATTTATCAGTTTTTTGTTTTATCCAACTAACAGGTTTATAATTAATAGAATCTACCCCCTTATCAAAATAAAGATTAGTTTCTATTGTTGATGATGTAAGAATATCAGTCACAGTCCTAGAATTTTGTGTTGTAGTAATTCCCAAATACGCATTATTACTAAAAACTTGCACATCATCACCTATTTTCAAAGTTTCATATATTAAAATTTGAGAGCTATCTTCAGAACTTCCTCTATAAAAATAGATTGCCACATTGTCTTCTTCTTTTGGTGGTTCTGTGAATACAAACGATGTTCCACCATCAAATTGATAAGATTCTCCTGGATTTTGTAGGATACCATTTATAAAAATAATTAAAAGAGAATTAAAATTAATTAATTGAGAATCTAGATCAGATCCGTCCCTTTCAAAACTCAGTAGATTTCCATTGTAGTATAATGGAAATCTTGTTCTAGAACCATCTTGATAGTTTTTCACCGAATCAATATAATCTATTTGCCCAAATTGCCATGCAGAAAAAGAGTCAGTGAAGGTATCTAAAACAGTAATTTCAAACTCAGAAATAGGATTTGGAATTCCTTTAGCAGTTACTAACCCCACAGGTTTAAATACATCACCTTTTTCAAATCCATATCCATTTCTCTTGATTTTAAAATTCTTCACTTCAAACAATGTAGATCCAATACCTGTTGTTGAACTTGCCCCAACATCAATATCCATTAGAATACCTATTCCACAATCAGTTGTTGATCCAACAGATAATCTAGAAACTCCAACTATAGGTAAATTACTATAACTTGGGGAAGAAATATTAATTATTGGACTAACATATCCAGTTCCACCATTAACGATAGTAAAAGACAATGATCCACCAGCTCCTACAGATGCTGTAATAGTTGCTGAAGAACCAACGTGACCAATTTCAGTTATTCCTATTGATATTGGTGATCTATATCCAGATCCCCAATTGCCAGTGTATAAATCGCCAGAAGTTCCAATTCCAACAGATACAATAGATCCGCCAGCACCTATTATAGCAGTCACAGATGCCCCTACAAGAGGTGCGTATCCCAATCCACCACTAGATCCAAGTGAAACAATTAAACCTCCTCTAGGGAGTTGGTTTAAATTAACATCAGATTCTGAGATTACTACTGAACCATTTGAAGAGGTTATACCAGAAAAGGTTATACTTGATATGCCAGAAATTTGATCTTCAGTAATTGCAAAATTATTATTTGGGTTATTTTCAGTTGTTGGAGTTTGGAATATTCCATTAATAAAGACCAATCCACTTATTCCGCTTGTACCTAATCCAACAATATTATTCCCAGAAACTGTTAATTTATAAGTTTGTCCAATTCCAGTAAATTGTTCTGAAATATTATCATAAACTTTATTATCATCGTAATTTTTTCTCAAAAATACTCTACCAGAAAAATAATCTCTTGATTCTGGTAATGCATCATCATCATCAAATAATTGATCCTCTAATGATCCTTGGGGAGTGTCAGAGAAGTAAATATTACTTCCAACAATGTTAAATGATCCTCTATAAACTGAGGCAATGCCAGAATTTGAATGCGTAGTTGCAGATGATCCGACAGAACCTCTTTCAACACTGACAAGAGGGAATGTTCCCGCAAAAGAAATA